TTGTTGGTGTTCCAGGCACACGGCCGTCATTCTCCGCACCTTCTGGTGGTTTTAGATTTTCATTACCAACTATTGGTAAATCTGTTGCGGCTGGACCATTTGGTTCTACTTCATCTGCCATTTTAAAGGTACTCTTGTGTTGTTTGGTCTGGTTCTTTTTCTAAACCAGGTAATACACCCATCATTACTGGTGCTTGACCGGAATCTCCATCCATGAAGAAACCTACAATCCATTCACCCAACATAGGTGCGGAGAATGATTTTGAATGATTAATTGGATACATGGGTAGAGCCCAAGGTAAATCTTCCGTTGGTAAATCTATCTTATTATCTGTATGCCAACCAAAAATTCTAACTTTGCATCGACCTAGACCTAATGGATCACCTCTGAATTCATTGATACCGACCCACCAAATAAATCCATCTTTACCTATAAAATTATTATTCATTCACTGCTCCCAAATATGATTGGTCTGGATATTTCAATTTAGTATTTTCTTTTGCTAATTCCAAGATAGTTTGATATACACCTTGTGTTTGTATGATATGTCTAACAGCAGTGACTAAGTATATACCAGAAAAATATTCATCTTTTTCTCTTGTGGCTGCTGTCGGTGTGCCTTCTATACCTAAAGAATATAACAAGATGTTAACTGTTCTTCCTGCTGTTATACTACTGTCTCCAGGTATTATTGCCTTCATCACCGTGTAATTTGACAAGGCAATTTGTGCGGTTCTATTAGGCACGTATGTCTCTATGTATATGTCTTTGGCCACACCATCCGGTTTTTGGCTTATATATTCTTGGTCAATTTGATTTGCATTACTAAATGCCAGTTTCAAAGAACTTTCATACATCTGTGTTTGGTGTTTACCAAATCTATTGATTGCTGAACCTGATTGTGTATATCCTAATTCATCTTTACTAAAATTTGTAACGGTCTTTGTTCTTTTAATTGGATCAATTGAAATCAATCTGTTGGCATACATACCAGAATTTGTTGCTTCTAAGGTGTCATATGTTTTTATGAATTCATAATCCAGAATGTTAAACATATTTTCAGCTNTGTTANTATAATTNAANTCTGATGGTTGATATTTGTATGTTGCATAAGGAGTATCCGCAAACATTGATTGTATTGATTGAAAGTAAAATCCATCGTTTGTTTCATAGAATAACATATCTGCGCCGCCATTAATATCTGGCCTTGCGTATGTTGATAACCAACTTATTGCTTCAAATGGTTTCAATCTAGGTATAACGAAATCATAAACACCATATGTTTGTTGTATGTATTTGACTTTTTTAGGATTAACTTTTAATCCATTGAATTCATCCAAAAGTAAACTACTTACAATATCGGATATTACCGTTCCTTTGAAAGATTTTGAAACCTTCAGTTGTTCAGACAAAAACAATTCTTCCGATGAAAAATACATTGTAAAAAATTCAGAGTTTTTATTGCCAGCTGGTTTTCTGTTACCGACCTTATATAATCTATATTTTCTTGAATTTTTATATTCTGCTGATTGTTTTTTTGATTTTCCGTAGATAATCTCAATAAATTCTGAACCATCAAGTCTTAGTTTTTCAATAATACCAACAGCATCACGTAAAACAACATTGCCAGAACAAGCAAAAGAGTATATGTCCTCAAAAAAAGACAATTCAATTACCAAATGCTTTAATTTAAAGGTGTCGCCATAATCGGTAATAATATCCACTGCTTCCAAATTGAAGTCTTGTGCATATCTTGGTCCACCTGCTGGTGCGCTATTATCTTCAGCCATATTACTTCATCAATTCCAAAAATTGCGACTCTAGTTTATCCGCATATGCTTTATTTAATATTTTTATATTTCTTTTNGACTCGTTTAAAGAATTTTCATATTCATAATTTGTAACTACNCTTTTTACAACATTTACNNTAATTGTTTCTGAACCCAATGTATATGTTGTTGTCGTATTAGATTGCAAGCTGTNATAAACTTCTTGTGAAATTGTTTCGGTATCAACAGTTGTTGTGTTTGTGTTTATATTTGTTTTTGTGGTAATTCTTTCATAATGATGTGTAGAATTTAAATTACCAGTATTATATTTGTTTAAAATATATTTTTGAAATTTATTTGAACTTAATGGCCAGTCCCATTGTGGATCATTTAATTGGTTACAATATAAAACAATCCAAAAACGATTAACATCTCCATAATATTTGTAAGCAATAATTTCAGGAGTATCACCGTCTTGTACATCATAACTATAATAAACTAGAGCATTATTTAATACACTTGGTATTACACTTGCTCTTGCCATCAAATTTGTATAGATTGTGGCAACGTTGTTTTGGTCCACATATTTTATTTTTGGTAAAGAATTAAAGTATTGCATTAGTATCCTGCCTCGATTGATGCTCTGTCGACCAAGATGATTTCTTTAAATGTGATAGTCACAGTAGTTTGTACCGGTGCACCATCTGTATGTGCTGTCCATCCATTTGGTGCATAATTTACATCAATTGATTCGACCACACATCTTTGTAATCTTGGTAGATTNGGATTTGTTTTGCCTTGAAANCGGAAATCAATGTTAAAATAAGCAGGTGGNACCCAAAACATACCTGCAAAAGCAGTTGATGCAGCTGGTGCAGCCCACTTCCTAAACATTTTGATGATTTGTTTAACATCTTCAGCTTCTCTTGCTGAATATGGTGTAAATGTGAATGACATATCAAATGTTCTGAAGTCGATACCTTGAAACAACATTTGTTTTTGGGGATTAAAAACGTAACCAGCTTTGTTCAATATAACTTTTGATGCATCGTTGTTTACCACATCTGTAAATTTACTAACTACGCTGCCTAAAAGTTTTACTGCACCTGCAGCTGATGCCAGTGTTGTACTATCATCATAAGATGCACCAGAACTCAAAGAAAAGTTTTCCGGCATGTATAGTGATATGTAACCGACTGGTGTTCCTTTTCTCTCACTAAAGAAATTTACACCATCAGCAACTACTTGCGCTCCACTATTAAGACCGTCTACTACAGTATTTAAACCTGATGTTACAGCGGACCTAGTATCATTAATACTTGATGTGTAACTTGAAGATAAATTGTTCACAAAAGCAATTGCACCTGTCGAAATAGAATCAAAAGAAAATCCAGATACTTCCTCGGATATACCACCAGCAGTGTCTGCAAAAGTATCAACAAATTTTCTATTTTGAACATATAGACCTTCCAAACCAATTTCTTTGACTTCTTCGATTGTAAAGAATACTGAATGTGATTTGGTGGAACTACCTAAGTCTCTTGGATATTGTACAAAGTCCAGTCCTCCACTTTCATATAATGATCCAAGTGGACCGCCTAGTAATCCACCTGGTATATTAATCCCGCCAATTGATGTTGGTATTGAAATAAGTGCCATCGTTTTGTTTTCTGAAAGAGTGATATATAGTATTTATGGCATATTCAGGAACGTTTCGACCCTCAAATCCCCAAAAATACATGGGAGACCACAAAAACATTATATATCGCTCATCATGGGAATGNCGAGTGATGAATTGGCTCGACAAAAATCCAAGTATTGTGTCTTGGGCTTCAGAAGAATTGATAATTCCATACAAATCACCAGTTGATAATCGTATGCACCGATACTTTCCAGACTTTGTTGTTAAAGTTAAAGACAAAAATGGGCAAACAAGAACGATGATGCTTGAAGTAAAACCAAAAAAACAAACAATGGAACCTGAAAAGAAGAAACGTGTTACGAAACAATACATACAAGAAGTTGTCACATGGGGTGTCAATCAAGCCAAATGGAAGGCTGCAACAGAATATTGTTTGGATAGAGGTTGGGAGTTCAAGTTAATAACGGAAGACCATCTTGGACTGTAACTAAATATCCAATGACGACAAAATCCATACTCACCACATTATCAGAAGAAAAGATAGCGGCTCAATATCCAACGATGAGCCGTGAATCTTTGCGTTGGTTGTTGCAAAAAGTTGCAGCGCTTAGAAATCCAACACGTTTATCTGTTCCAATTACAAAAGAACAGAATAGATGGACAAGACCAGGAGACAGACAGAAATTTTTAATGGGTGGCATGTATTACTTTGTGTATGATCCAAAAGGTAAGGCAAATTTACCATATTATGACAGATTTCCACTGGTATTACCACTTAAAAGACAATCAGATGGGTTTATTGGGTTAAATCTACATTATTTGCCACTAAAGTATAGGGTTCTTTTCCTGCGTAAGTTATTGAATTTCGCAATCTATGATGAGAATGATGAAATAAAGCGAATCCGTATCACCTATCAAATCCTGGAAGCTTCTTCTAGGTTAAAAGAATTCAGGCCTTGCATCAAACACTACCTATACAGTCATATAAAATCCAGAATTCTGGCTGTAGAACCTAATGAATGGGATATTGCAACATATTTACCAATTCATCAGTTCAAAAAGGCAAAACCACAAGAAGTCTGGAAAGATTCGGTCCAAGAAATAAGGAATTCTTAAATGGCACGTACACTCAACGATTTTAAATCAAGTTTTTCTGGTGATTTGGCTAGAACCAGTAGGTTCGATGTTGAAATACCTCTACCATTAACTTTGGTTCCATATATTAAGTCTGCACGTAGACTCAATTATAGATGTGAGGTTGCAAATTTACCTGGTAGAACATTTGCAACCACGGATCAAAAGACTTATGGTCCAGTAGAAAAACATCCATATCTTACGACATACAATGATATTGATTTGACATTCATTGTTGATGATGACATGCAACAGAGATTGCTTTTTGATGGTTGGTTGAATTACATAAATCCAACATACAATTACAATATGCGTTACAAAGAAAATTACGCAACAACTTTGACAATCAATCAATACAACGTTTCAAACGAAAAAACATATGCCGTCAGTTTGATGGATGCATATCCAATTTCCATGAATCAGTTGGATTTAGATTGGAACGGAGATGGGTATCATAAACTGACAGTGACATTTGCATACACATACTGGAAAAATTTGTCTCTACAAGCTTTGGGTATGGACCTTTTGGATGCAGGTTTAGATTCTATTGCAAGTGGAATGGGTGGATTAGGTGGTTCTATAGGAAATGCTGTTTCAAGTGGATTTAGTGGCATAGCAGATTCAATATCATCACCAATAAATTTTAATGAATGAACTAAGGAGTTATTATGGCTTTACCAAAACTTGAAGTGCCAACATATGAACTGGAATTACCACTTTCTAAAAAGAAAATTAAATATAGACCGTATCTAGTCAAAGAACAAAAGGCCTTGATGATGGCCTTAGAATCTTCTGATGCAAAAACAATTCAACATAATGTCAGAGAAATTTTGACTGTATGTACTTTGTCTAAAGATGTAGACATTGATGAATTGCCAATTGTAGATATTGAATATTATTTCCTACAGTTGAGAGCAAAATCGGTCAGTGAAATCTCCGAATCAAAATACCGTTGTAACAATGAAGTCGATGATAAAGTCTGTGGCAACATCATGGAAGCCAAGATTGATTTGACTGAGATACAACCAGTACAAGAAGAATATGTGGATCCGGAAATTAAATTGACNGACACAATCACCATCAAGATGAAATATCCACCATTTAAGTTGGTTAAAGATTCTATTGATATGGATAACATCACAGAAGTTACCTTCAATATGTTGGCACAGTCAATTGAATATGTTTATGATGGTGAACAATTTCATTATGCGAAAGAATCTTCGGTAGAAGAATTGGTTGATTTTATCGAACAATTGAACCAAGAACAGTTTGAGAAACTGGAAAAGTTCTTTAATAGTATTCCTAAACTATCTAAGAAAATTGATATGACTTGTTCCAAATGTGGTTTCGAACACCACTTGGATGTGGAAGGGCTCGAAAGTTTTTTCGGCTAATACTTTGTTATGATGATTTAAAAAATTACTACAAGACTAACTTTTCTTTGATGCAACACCATAAGTATAGTCTTACCGAACTTGAAAATATGATACCTTGGGAACGAGATATCTATGTCGCCATGTTGATTCAATATTTGGAAGAAGA